CAACTACTTCCATCGTATTCCACAATACTATTAGTTACAGCAGCCAGATTGCCCATCCAAGCTAAGTTGCTTTCGGGCATGTCATTTACAAGCAAATATCGTTGTCCTGCCTGTGCAGGTGGCAACCCTACATTAGGCCCTGAACGTTGAGGATCAACCACTGCGTTAATTGCTGTGATTTCTGTTCCAGGCAACGTAGTTGTATCTAACCGCCAAATGATTTTATTTTGATCTTGAGGATCAAAATCCATGTAGCCTTCAATAGCAGGCTGGTTTTTGTCAGGATTGTCTGTGAGACGTATTTTCAGTTTGCTGCCTTGTGTGGCCCACTGATCATAACTACGGAAATCACCAAATGGTTTGAAAAATCTCCACCATGCCAAAGTACCACCATTATAGGTAGCCGGCAATCCCAGACTATTAAGAATGCCTGGAGTAACTTCAGTGAAAGTTTGATCTAATACATTAGTACTAATAAACTGTATTTGATTTTGGTTAAACAACAGACAGTTATAAGTGTCGTTGGGAAGTTGACTGCGAATTTCGCTTACCATAGCAGCAACATTAGTGCTGGAACTTATTGTGTAAGTGTTGCTATTCCAAATAAATTGACTGCCTGGATCAACTACTGGATTAGCCCAACTCCAAACAACTGTGGGATTTTGATCTGTATCAGTTGTTACCCCTGCTGAGTTAGCAAGCTGGATTTTGGTTAAACCATTTTCTTGCCCCACTATTATTCCGCTATTACCAGGGGTAGTCCATACCCTAGCTAGAAACTCTTCGGTAGTCCACTCCATGGCTGCTATATTGCTTGTGGGATCAATAATATTGGTTATGATTTCCTGTATGAGACTTTGACGTTTGACTTTGGCCGGTGGATTTATCCAAATAGGCACACGAAAGTTTAATGTCATAACATCAATAGGGTTTTCTGTGCCTTGCGGAATACTTCTACTAGTCCAAGTAATGCTTTCTTGCATTTCCAGCACACTCAACCAACTCCAGTCAAGAGGATTAACGCTGGTTTGAATGTCTATGCTGGGATTGTACAGCACTAGTATTTGTTCAACTAGTTGTTCTTTGCTGTCTAAGTTATTGGTCCAAATATCCACTTGCACAGTCAAATCATATGGCACTGGCATGTACCGTTGCACAGTATATCTATTACCCACGTCATTGCCATATCTTTGAGTTTCTGTATTGTAGTTACGCTCATTTACCTGCACAGTATCAACTAACGTTGGATCCTGACGACGAGTGTTGTTCATGGCAATGTCTCTGATATACACTGTAATGAACGGGCAACTTAACAACTTGTTTTCACTGCCGCCGCGCACGACATTTTCTGCTATGCGGCTGGGATCGCCATATCTACAAGGGACACGTCGCAAGGTTCCGTCTCCATATTTCACAGAGAAGTTGCTGAACGCGCGAATAATCTGCATTCTGTAGTTGCGTAGTTGTCCGCTGTAAAAATGATCCATGCTTTTATGAAATTATTGCCAAATAACGATTATAACGAGCTATTCTGTCTTCCAATCCGTGAGTTCCTCCGTTGATAACTTTGGTTAATCTCACATGATCTTCCTGATCAGCTATTGCATTGCAGTTGTTTGCAGTCCAAAACCAACAGGCGCTTGCCAAAGCCCCATCAGGGGTAGTTAGAAAATCTGGATCATCCAACAAGCTTTCATCGTTGAATACTGCTTGACTGCAACGAGCATAGTTGTTTTTGCCGGTCAGCTGAATAAGCCCGCGGCCACGAAACTTAAATCCTTCTCCTGACTCTTCGGGACCATTCCCCATTCTTGCGCCATAAACTCTATTAGCTATTTTTTGTGGTTGACGATGATATTGTTGTGCTTGCGCATCTGAACTAAAATACTTGGGAAAAACCACACGCAAACGTTCACCGCTATAGTTGAGATTTTCTTCAAGTATTTTCCAATCTGCACTTTCATGACCAGTTTGGGCAAGAAATGCTGCTATTCTGCGAGGTGTGTTTATTTCCCAACGAGCGGCTGCTTGCACGAATGGTTCATACCATGTTTGTGCCGCAGTTTTAGGAAAACATTGCTGTAGTTGTTCTTGAGTTATCATGCCAGGGTCCTTTTTTTAAATAATGTCAGGATCAAGTTTGGGCGGAACAGCTTCATTTAGGGGCTGTTTCTGTGTAATAGTAGTGCCGTCTTGCAAGTTAGTTATATTGTCGTTGTTTATAAATGTTGTTAACACACGATTTGCTGGCAACCAAGGAGCGCGCCAGTTAGCTTCCACTCTGCGCCAACGATTTACTTGCCAGGTAAACAAAATAGCTGGATTCCAATCTGTTCGCAAAAAGTAATCTCCTTCATGCGGATTAGCCGGCCAGCTGGTTCCATTAGCAACTGGCTTGCTTTGATTGGGAGGTATGCCATCACCAGCCCAAATAGTTACAGGCTTATCTATATCTCCCTGCAATACATAAAAGTGTGCGCCTTGTACATTACGGAAAGGAACTTTTTGTTCTGCCAGTTCCAAGATTGCATCGTTTATTTCCAACTCTGCTGGTCGTGTGCTTACTACATCGCCTACTGTCAAAGTATTGCCTGTGTTATCTAGCACAGGATTGCCCAAACTGTCCAAGAGAGGTTTGTTCAAAATATCCTGGAACTCTTGAGTATCCTTCATGGGATTGCATTTCACACGCCATAAATGAGGCCACCAACTGGGAGCATATCCTTCAGCAGGTCGAGTTCCTTCTTCTACTACATAGTATTTGCTGATTGCAGCCAAGCTACCTTCAACTAAATCGTCACGTTGATTGAGTATTTCCAACACATCACCTGATGTGATACGTCGTCCCACCAAGTCTACCATAGTATTCATGTGAAAAGTAATAAACAAAGTTTCATTACTTAAAAATAAACCAAACTGTCGCAAGTCAAACTCTTGATCACTTACAACGTAATGTCCGCGAATACTATAGACGTCAGGATCATAGCTGCGATCTCGTATTTCCATGTTGAGAACGTCTTGTATAGTTAAATCCCCAGCATTGGCACCTGTGGAGTCTAAATTCACAGTAGCATCTGTTACTGCAACATTTGGATTAGGCCCAAGATACTTGTGCAGATAAAACTCAACACCACCAACTTGATACTGTTGAGCAATAATCTTGTCAGTAAACTTGTAGTCAAGAGTTTTGGTGCCTAATCCGCGCCACAAACTCAACTTTGCCATATCTTGCTCCCAGTTTCAAATATTTATCAAGATTGAAAAGGCTTGTATTTGAAGCTGATCTTGCCGGAGATTCTACTGCTAAAATAACTTTTGCCGGCATCAAGATAAACTGTTCCGTTATACTCTGGTGGATATATAGCGGAAAATCCTGTTACAACGACATCGTTTCCTTGCACACGAGCTTGAGTGTAAACTTGCAAAATACTTGCTTGATTCAAGAATGCCAAGCAACCTTCTCCAAACGAAGGTATTAAGTTAACATGTTTGCTGACATTTTTAGCTACGTTGGCTAACAACACATATCCCACTTTAAAACCTGGCACATCTTGCTTGCTACCATATTCTGCAAACAACTGTTTGGCAGCTTTTGATAGTTTGCTGGGATCAGTAATATCGTTTTTTAACACTGTGCGCACTTCTGCTGCTAGTTTGGGAGTTATCAAGTCAAAACGCAAAGCTAACTTTAAAGGCCCTTCTTCAGCAGAGTTATCATTAATCACTTGCATGATATCAATCATGTCCGCATGCTCTTCTAGCAAATCTGTGCGATTAAGTTGCTGGGCTTTAACAATAGCTGACCAAATGTTGGCGCTGCTGGCATTTGCACCGCTGGCTCCCTTGCTGCTAATCCCTAATACAGCACCTTTTTTACTCACAAAGTTACTGTCTACCAAGTTGTTGTTTTTACCTTGTGGCCATTGAACTTGGCATGATTTCCAAGGTGCTCGCAAAACTTCGCGTCGAGCTAAATCTGCATCGCCACCAATCATGCCTTGCCAAAGAGCAATAGGTTGCATGATTTCTCCAAGATAATCTCGAATTGCTTCAAGATTTTCTGCTTGATTAACAAATACTGGCATTTGACCTTGAGCCAGTTGACGTAAACCAGCCATGATTTCTTCGTTAGCCCCGCGGCTTTCCACCCAATCTAATAGTTGTGAAGTATTCGCAAATGCCTGCTCGCTGCCAATTAAATCTTGTGGTGTCAAACCAGTTTTCATTTTTTTAGCACTGCGGGTTTGCAAGTGCCATGTGCCAGGAGTTTCATTGTTGCTCCAACTGCCTATTAGATTCTTAGGTACACTTTGATAG